CGGATATGATCACGATACAGTATATGCAATGCCTATATGGTTACGTAATTTTACCTTCCAGAAGATGAATGAATTTTACGAAAAGGAACAGCAGGCTATGAATAAATCTAAGAGCAAAGCACCAAGCAAACCAGCTCCTAGAGGACCATCAGTAAGAAAACCTTCCTATAGTACTAAGGCTCGCCCATAAAGCGAGCTTTACCTATTTATATGATATAAGTACCCCTGGTAAATGGCTGAGAATAATAAACAATTAGAAGAAGCAAAAAGACTCTTACAGGAGATTAATACCTTGAGAGCGAAGCTCAATCAAACTCCGTTGGTTTATACGGACAGTGAAGCTGTAAAAAATATTCAAAGTCTTCGTAACGAACTTAAAGGAGTACAGAATTCTTTTGAAGATACGACTGGTTCTGCAACAAGTCTCTACGATCAAGTTAGAGCAATATCATCTGAATTTAGGGGTCAACCTGACGCTCTGCAAAAGATCCGCGGATCTATGAGAAAGATTACTTCTATTGCAGAAGATCTTAAAATGAATGAACAAGGGATTAGGGATCTATCTACAAAACAGTTAGATGATTTAGCCGAAAAATTGAGTCTTAATAGAAAAATACTAGAGGATGAGACTAGATCTATTCTTAATTCAACAGATTTATCAAAAACTGCTCAAGAAGATCTTAAAATCGTAAAAGAATATGTAGATAAGGTTAAAGAAGGAGGTAAATTATCTGAAGATGAGCTAGACAGAGCAATAGATACTCTACAGAATTCTAAAGACTTAACAGAAGAACAGAAAGCCTCCTTAGCACTCTACTTAGATCAAGGAAACGCTCTTGATAAAGTTGAAAATAAAATTAATGAGGTAAAAGAAGAGCAAAAACAGGTTAATAAATTGCTGGGAGTTGGCGGAGCCGTAATCGATGTTGCAGACTCGGCTATGAGTAAGTTAGGTATGAACTCTAATTTATTTAAAGATGCTATAAGTGAAGCTAAAAGTAATATGCAAAAAACTTCTAAAGCAATAGCATCTGGTGCCCAACAAGGCGGTAGATTATCAGTATTGATGGCTGGTTTAGGTCCGTTGGCAAGCGGTTTCGCTTCTGCTTTATTTGACCCTTTGACAATAATGTTGAAGATAGTAGATGCTTTCTTTAAAGTAGATAAAGCAGGTGCTAAATTCCAACAACAGACTGGTATGAATGCCGATGCTATAGCAGGAGCAAACTCAGAACTAGCTACATCAGTGGACTTCCTTGAAACTGCTAGTGAATTATCAGCACAAATAGGTAATAACGCTATAGTTGTATTAGGCCCAGAACTTGTTGCAGCAGCAGCAGGACTTAAAAATGAATTAGGACTTTCTGCGGAAAATGCTGGTATGTTAGCTTTAAACGCTAAACTATCAGGTAAAACAATGGAAGGTTTAGAAAAGACAATACAAGCCTCAACAGACGAATTTAATAATACAACAAATTCTGCTATATCTAGTACTCAAGTTATACGAGATATGGGTAAAGCAGGTAAAGCAGTACAAGCTCAGTTTGCTAACTACCCAGGCGGTCTAGCTAAAGCCGCCGCCGCTGCACGTAAAGTAGGGATGGAGTTAAAAGACATTGAAGGTGTTATGGATAATATGCTTGACTTTCAATCTTCAATTGAAGCTGAAATGGAAGCTGAGCTACTTACAGGAAAACAACTAAACTTAAATAAAGCTAGAGAGTTAGCTTTATCAAACGATATAGAAGGAGTAGCTAACGAGCTATTTAAAAACTCTCAAGACGTAGCTGAATTCGGTAAAATGAACCGTATTCAACAAGAAGCATATGCTAAAGCTTTAGGAATGTCTAGAGAACAGTTAGCAGAGATGGCTATCCAGAAAAGCATCAACAGTAACATGACTGATGAAGAGAAAGCAAAGATTAGAGGAGTAACCTTAGAAGAGTCCAAGCGAATGGATATTCAAGAACAGCTTCAAAAATCTTTGGATAAACTAGCTCAGGCAATGACGCCTATGTTAGAGATATTAGTACCTATAGCAGAAGCTTTCGGCTTTATAGTTAGAATGATTGCTACTCCAATCGGGTATTTGATGAAATGGGCTGATAGCTTGAAAGAGATCGGTGGAGGATTTGGTACAATCCTTTCTATGGTAACAAAACTTGCCATAGGAGGAGGTATTTTACTTATAGCTAAGTCTCTTAAAGATGCATTTAGTCCTAGTGTCACTGGAGGATTCTTTGATAATTTAAAAAAGAATTTTGGCGGTATAGGTAAGATGGCAGGTGGTTTAAAAGATAAACTTTTAGGAAAAGCAGGGGAGAAGGGTGCCGATGTGGCTTCTAATTTAACACAAGATGCTGCAGGTAAATTTAGAGATGCAAAAGGTAGATTTGCTAAAGCACCCGGAACAGATAAAGCCGCAGATATGGCCGGTAAAGCTAAAGGTGGATTAACAGGTAAAGCCGCAGAACAGACAGGAGACTTAGCCGGTAAGACAAAAGGAGCAGAAGGCCAAGAAGGCCCAGGAGGATTTTTAAAATCATTAGGAGATGGATTAGCATCAATAGGTAGACAATTCCAAGATGTAGTAAAAGGTGCATTAGCAATAGGAATTGCCGGTCTAGCATTAGGCGGCTCATTTGCATTAGCACTTAAAATGGTAGCAGGAGTTGATCCGGTTACTATGTTAGCATTTGCTACATCTATAGGTATTTTTGGAGCATCATTAGCATTAGTAGGTAAATTAGGAAATGACGCAATCAAAGGTGCCTTAGCAATGGGTATAGCAGGCGTTGCTCTAATACCAGCCGCATATGCATTCAGTCTTATGGCTGGTGTAGATCCAATGTCAGTAGTTGCTTTATCAGGAAGCTTAATAGCTTTAGGTATCGCTGCAGCTCTTATGGGTAACTTAGGAGGTCAGATAATTATGGGAGCTTTAGCAATAGGTATTTTAGCATTAGCTTTAATACCTGCAGCCTATGCATTTAGCCTTTTAGGAAGTGTAGATCCAATGGCAATAATGGCTATGACAGGAAGTTTAATAGCACTAGGTGCAGCCGCAGCTCTTATGGGAATGACAGGTCCATTGGTAATAGCAGGAGCTTTAGCAATAGGTATTTTAGCATTAGCTATGATTCCAGCCGCTTATGCATTTAGTCTCTTACAGGGAGTTGATCCTGGTGCTATATTAGCATTCGCAGTGGCATTACCTATATTAGCTTTGGCTACAGCAGGATTAGGATTTTTAGCTCCATTAATAGCGATGGGAGCAGGTGCTTTAGCAGTACTAGGTTTAGCTATGTTTCCATTAGCGCTTGGAATTAACGTACTAGCTAAAGCAGATATACAAGGTGTTGTTGATAAGCTATCTATTTTAGCTCAAATGGGACCTGGTTTAGTAATGGCAGGTGCTGGATTAATGGCAGCTGCAATAGGATTAGGGGTCTTTGCTGCAGCTTTAGCAGGCGGAAGTTTAGCATCAGGAATAACATCACTTTTTACAGGGGGTGGAATCATAGAAGACCTACAAAACTTAGCAGCAATGGCCGGTCCACTACAAACAGTAGCCGGTTCTTTAACAGCAATCGCCGCCGCATTAGGTGGAATTGGAGTTGCTTTAGCAACAATGGATACTGAGAAGTTAGATGAAATGCAAGGTTTAATAATGACTACAGCTTTCGCTGCTCCAGCAGTAGCCGCTGCAGGTGCAATAGGAGATATGATCTCAGGTATAACCGGTGGTGGTGATGAATCAGGAAAATCAGAAAGTAATGATAAACTTATTGCAAAAATTGACGAATTGATAGTTGCAGTTAAACAAGGTAAAAATATTAATATGGACGGTAGAAAGGTAGGCGGTACACTAGCTGTAGCTGCTACCAATACGTAATAACAAACTATTTATAAACGAACTAATAAATTTAAAACAATGAAAGGAATTTTAGACAATCAAACTCCAAATTCTAGATTAGGATTGAAGGGTAAGACTCCAAAAGTACCGGTAGGTGCGACTGGAAAATCTACTCAACACAAGACTTCATCTATTAACAACGTACCAGAGTTTACAAAACCAACTTCAGGATTAGACCTGAACGGTGCAACTCCAGCTAAGTATTTAGATAATCCTCCAGTTTAAGTATGCCTTTACTACCTCTCAAGACCAATCTTAAGAGCTTAAAGTACGGAGATGCAGGGCCTTATATTGTAAAAGATATAAATAATCCCCCTCGGTATAACGTTATAGGTAACGAAGTAACTGCACGAGTAGATGATCTTAGAAGAATAAGTAAACTACTTGTAGATACTCCTGGATTAAAGTGGACTTTACATCAAGCAACATTAAATCTTGCTTATAATGAAAAGAAAGGCTTTGGGAGAAAGTTACTAAACAGCCTAGGCAATACTGCAAAAGTCATCGGAAGTACTTTAGCGCAAGTACCTGTAAATGGAACAGGTACTCACTTTGTTATTGGCTTTGGAGGAAACGAATACTTAAAGCAAGGAGGTCAAAGAAGTACCTGGTTAGATAGGTTTTTAAAAACTACTGCAGGTACTGGAGGAGTAAATGGAGCTAAATCTGTCTTAAACGGTAAAAATGTAATTCTCGACCACAGAGGTGAAGAGGGTTACAGACCTATGATAGAGACTCAGTTTACAGATGAGATTGTGTCTAAAGACGCACGTCCTATTGATATAGCACAGTCTTATATTAAACAAGAAGGAAAGATCCTTGCAAAAGAAAATGGAAAAGTAATACCAGATAATACTGGGTTAAATGGTTACAGAGCCCCTAATGAAGGTTTAGATAGAGTTGATCAAGAGTTAAAAATAAACATTGATGATACCTATCTAAGACAGGATGGTAGGGTATTAACAAAAGGAACTGAAGGTACAAGTATAAATGCAAACATACCAACAAGACTTGATAACGATTCTCCAGGTGATGTTGTAGAAAAATTTCAATCCCCTTTAGCTAATTTAAAATCAGAAGAGGAAACAAAGTATGATATTACTGCTGCTCGTTCTAGAGACAGTAAAGATCCATTCCAGAAATCTACAAATAACTTAAACCCGCAAGAAGCCGATACAGGTAATAAGACACCTAAAGTAGGAGCAGCAATAAAGGAGAATAAGTTACAACCTTATATACAAACAGGTGGGGAACCACTACAAGGAGATACAGCACCAGGAAAGAAAGCTTCTGAATTGAGCCTTGCTGACGAGAATACTTTACAAAAGAATGTGGGAGGAGCAACATCTGTAGCTGAACCCGCAATAGTTAGAGATTATCGTCAGAAGGGAACCGGAGGAGCTGGTGCATATACAACAAAAGCATTATCTGCAAAAGGAAAAGATAGTCAATTAGAAAAACCAAACGGAACAGCAGTAGAGGCGAATCATGAAATGATTCCTTTTACTTTTACTATTGTGACACCAGAAGCTAAAGAGACATTACACTTCTATGCGTATCTAGATAGTTTGAGTGATACATTTAGTGCCACATGGAACGGACAAAGATTTGTAGGTCGCGGTGAGCAGTTTTACAACTACGGAGGGTTTGACAGAAAAGCTTCTTTAGGTTTTAAAATGGCTGGAATGAACTATGATCAACTGATGATGTATTATGAGAGACTAAATAAATTAGCTTCTGCAACAGCCCCAACTTACGGTTCAGGTAATATTTTTATGAGAGGAACATATGTTATACTGGATATAGGTACTTATTTTAGTAACCAACCAGTACTTTTTAATAGTGTAGGATTAACATGGGATGTTGGTACACCATGGGAAATAGATTACGGCTTAGAAGGACTCTCAGAAGTACCCCATATGTTATCTGTTGCACTTGATATGACAGTTATTCATACATTTACTCCTAAAGTATCACAAAAAGGTAATGAATACTTTGGATTTAAGCGAAAAATTTCGTAAATTAATACAATGGATAGATATAGTCATATTAAGGAATATAAAACAGCAGAGGGAATGCGATATAAACGCAACCCTATCTACCCAGATATCCCAGAACATGAGGATGATTTTTATGTTATAACAACAGGAGGAGATCGCTATGATACTCTAGCATTGCAGTATTATAAAGATGCTTCGTTATGGTGGATTATTGCAAGTGCTAATACACATAGTAGATTCAATTTAATACCAACACCAGGAGTGCAGTTAAGAATACCTCATGATAAAAATGCTGTATTACTGTCTTTTGAAAAGGTAAATAGAGAACGATAATGGCAAAGTTTTTAGGAGGTAGCTTACAACCTGGAGTATCAACACAGCTAAACAAAAGATCTGAGTTCCTTAGAAGTGATAACTACGTGGATGGACTTTCTAGTCTACATGGTAGTAATGCTTTTTTAAATTTATATTCAAGCGTAGTACATCCTACTTATAGTACAAGTGATTTTAAGTTAGAAGGTGGAATAGCTTTTCAAAACGATTCGATAAGCGGTGACCCAGTAGGGTATAAATTAACCGCAGCAGGAGATGATGAAAGACTTTTTACTCCACGACCAGGTATCGTAGATGCTAAAGTAAAAACTAAAGGAACTTTTGGAGCTTTAAGAGATGTAGAGATTACAGTCAAAGCCTATAACGTAGGAGATCTTGATATTATATACGAACTTTATTGCCGCCCAGGCTTTAGTTTTCTTCTAGAATGGGGACATACTTTATACATCGATAACAGTGGCGCTCAGCAGACAATGTTTTCCAGAGAAGCTTCTGATAAGTTTTTAGCTGGTGCTAAGTATGACTCTATTATGGAGTCTATAAGATCAACTAAAGTTAACAGCGGTTACAACTATGATGCTATAGTAGCTATATGTAAAAACTTTAGCTGGACGTTTAATGCTGATGGTACATATGATATAAACTTAATGTTAATATCAAAAGGTGAGGTAATAGAGTCTATTAAGTCATCTTTTGACCCAGCTACGGTAGAGAAGAATGCTTCAAATTTAGCAGCTGGTTTTAATGATAAATCCGAAAGAAAAAGTTTACTCCATTTTTTTTGCAAACGTATTGAGTTATCCCAGGCATCAGGAGAGTTAAATGGACGCGATCTTTTAGTCGCACTTGCAGGAGCAGGTAAAGCACCTGGATTAGCAGCTTTATTAAAACCTGAAGAATGTTACGCAGCAGCCGCACCTGGGTTTGATATTAAATCACCTACAAGTTTTTTCGACGATAAGACTACTTTTATTTATATTTCACTCAGAACGGTATTAGCTGTTTTGAATACATCAATGATGTGGGTGGGTAATGATCAAAGAGCTGTAAAATTTAAAACAAGCAAAGAAGAATACAACGGATTTTTTACACATGTACAACACCATAGTATTAATCCTTTCGTTTGTGTTCTTCCTAACCTTAATCCTAAGAATACTCAATGGGAATCTAAACCAGCTGGTATAGCACTACACCCATCAATAACTGCCGCTCTTACACCATCAGATGATATCTTAAATATCTGTGTGTCTAACTTATACCTTTATGAAAAACTAGATGCAATATACGACGATGATCAGGTAAAAGAAAAAGAACCAGGTGTATTAGATGTACTGAAAGCAATACTAGGAGGACTTGGAGAGGCATTAGGAGGAGTTAATGAATTTGATGTAAACTATGATGAAGACAAAGATGAATGGGCTGTTGTAGATAGAAAATGTAAAATTAAAGGAGAGGCGTTAGACTCAGTTAAAGAAATAGATTTGATAGGTTTAGGTTCTTTTGCTTATGATATTAAGACCGAATCTAAAATTACTAATAAACTAGCAAGTCAGGTTTCTATTGCTGCTCAAGCTAGCGGTACTGGAACTAAGCAAAGCGTAGCAGAGATGTTACAATGGAATAGAGGTCATACTGATAGAATTTTTCCACGAAAAAATGTAGGCCCTGAACAAGCTAAACCTGATGAAGATGTAATTTCAAAAGAAGCAGACGAAAAGGCAGAATGGAACGATAGGTGTCAAGAAGCATTTGAAAAATTCAACGGAACCGGATGGTTTACAGACCAGCAATATGATCCAGATTTATTCAAAGGTATTCAATCAGGTCATCAAAAGTATCAAGCAGCAATGGTACCGGCTATATGTAGCCAAGAAGGTATGCCAGCTCCCGGTACAATCCCTGTAGAATTATCCTTTACTATATTAGGAATTGGAGGATTTAGGATAGGAGAAGTATTTAAACTTTCTAATAATTCTATGAAAGTGTTACCTAGAGCATATTCTGGAGCAGCGATAGGATTTATTATTACAAGAATCGACCATAGTATAGATGAGGGAGGTTGGAAAACTGATGTTGGAGCTTTGATGTATAATCTTACAAAATTAAAAGGAGTAGATACATCTGTTTTAAATAAAGCAAGTGCTACTGGTGGTACAGCTCAACCACAAACTAAACCTGTACCAGAAGATCCTTCAGTAACAGATCCAAATGCTACAGATGTATTACAGACTCAAACAGCATTAGGAACAAACGTTTCCTATGATAAAGTGAAGGCAGCTGTTGAAAGGAAAAAATACCAATGGTTTAGTGGTGAACTTCAGTTAAATATAGTTGGAGTAAGAAATACATCCGGGCAAGTGAGCGATGGTAAGGGTGGAGTAAAACACCCACTTACTAATAAATTTACCGATATAGTAATAGTTGCGTGGATAGAAAAAGGACAAAAATTTGCTGAAAGTTATCCTGCTACTACAGTACCAGGAGCAAGTTTCTCTTTATCTACAAATAGCAAATTTGCTGCTCAATCTAAAAATGCAAATGGAGTAGGTATTATGCAAGAAAAGCAATTTATTAATCAATATACCCCGGGTATGCACCACGGTGGAAGTAAAAAACCACACCTTGCGTTAAGATCAGTATCTTCACAATCTGCTCATAGAGATAAAGACTATAGCGATAACTGGCTTACATTAGCAGTTGCCCCAGCCAAATCTCTAGGCGCGAATTTAGCAGGTTTATTCCAAGACGGGGGCGGTATGCAACTACACAATTCAGGAGCATCTACAGCTGCTAATAAAACTGTAGATAACTGGTCAGCGGGTTGTCAAGTATTTGCAAATGAAAAGCAACATAATAGACTTATGGAATTATCGAATAAGAGTCAAAAAGCTACTAAATCGAATAAATTTTCTTACGTACTACTTAACAACAAAGAAATAGTATTATAAAGATGGCAGATATAAAAAGCGATATATTAAGCTACGTACCAGGTTCTCAATATGTTATTGAAGCACTAGGGCAATCTACGGGGGAAGCATCTAATGATTATGCCAAGTATACCGATATACTTAATAAACCAGTTGATGACTTAGTAGGGGTAGCAACTTCTTGGGGAAGTAAATATAAGGTAGCCTTAGAAGATTTACTAAAAGGTAATTTTGCGAAAGCTACATTACTTCTTGAAAATTTAGGATCTAACCCTGCATACAACACAGTCCTTCCAGGTATAAAGAATAAATCAACAGAAGCATTTTACTACCCTAAACCGACAGAAGATGATTATATACAAGGATCATTTAGAAGATATTTTCTACAAGATGTTAGGAATGCAGAAATAAAAGAGATAACATCAGAAACATATAAAAGTATAGCTGATAAGGGATACTATAGGAGAACTAAGTTAGAGTGGAACATCGTGGGACCCTCCGAAGATGAAATAGTTAATGGATATAGTTACCCTGGAGCAATTGCAAGGAATAGAGACGTTGTTTTACAAGCTGAAGAGGCTATACCGGGTATGACAGAATTCCTTTCTGATTTGAAGCAATTCGTAATTGAAGAGGCTTCTAAATTTAAACAACTTAAGAAAGAAAAAACCGAAGTTACTACCTTAGAGTCTAACGGACTTACTGTAGTTAGTGCTGTCAGTAAAAAAGTAGTAGAAGAAGAAGTATTACCACCTCTTCCTGAGCTGCCTCAATCAGAAGCTAATGCTGGAGAAGCTTCCGCAAACGAAGGAGCACAAAGTGCTGATTCAACATCAGCATATGCTAAATCTTTAACTTGGTATCAAGCACAAGTAGGCAACCCAAGTGCGGAAAGATCATGCGGATCATTTACTCCAGTAAGTATGAAAATTTATAATCAAGAAGGCCCTCTATTAGATGATCAAGGTAATCCTAAAAAAGATGTTTTTTATTATAGAACTAAGAATGCTGTCAGAGAGAATAGATACTTACCAATTAGAAGAATTCCAAATCTCAACCCGAAGATAGTATCACAAGAATCTTACAATCTTTTCTACACTATTCGCGTAGAAGGGTATGGAGACTACACAGCAAAGATTGATAGAGAAGGAAAACTTTATGAGATAAAGCAATGTTAAGTTTGATCTTAACAGATTAGTTCGTATATTGGTTAAAAGGTTATAAGAAATGTTTTATATAGTAGAGAATAAACAACAGCTCGATAGGTTACGTAGTTACCCGGATATTGACGTCTATGTAGATGTTATTTCCTCTAATGACTACTTTCACCCTAAATTTACAACCACCACAGCAGTCTATATCAGACCTCTAGATGAAACCGGAGGGTACATTATTCCTATAAATCATGATGAAGGTTTAAATGTAAGTAAAGAAGAAGTTTTTAACCTCTTGAGTGCTTATAAAAAGGTTTATGTATTAGACAAGAAAAATTTACTTTACCATTTTCCACTTATAGATGCAATAGATATAAGTTTATGGAGAGCGTTCTGGTACTACGATAAAATAGAATTACCAAGCAAAATATCAACAATAAACTGGTTCTATAACAAATTTAAAGACTTTGATAATATTAACCAGCTAGTACCGTTATCTAAGTTACACGAACAAAGCGAAAAGATATTTGATGCAGTAGAGAAGTATATCGAAGAACCTAAGGAAGATACTTTTAAATTTTATAACGATGTTGCTGTTAAAGTATTTTACTTATTAGAACAACACGGACTTAGGGTAATATATCAACCTTTTATAGAACTATTTAAGCCACATACACCGAAGTATAATATTAAAGATAATATTACATACACATACTACAACTTATATAATAGTACATCGAGACCTACTAATGCTTTCAATAGTATAAATTTTGCAGCTATACCTAAAGGAGAAGAGTTTAGAAAAGCGATTATACCACAGTATGACTGTTTTGTTGAATTCGATTTTGATGGATATCATCTAAGACTGTTATCAGAGCAAATAGATTTTAAGATAGAAGGTGAATCTGCTCATAAGGCTCTAGGTAAGTATTACTACGGTAAAGAAGATATTACTCAAGAAGAGTATCAAGAAGCTAAACAAATAAACTTCCAAGCTATCTATGGTAGAATACCAGAGGGATATAAAAACTTAGAGATATTTGTAAAGATTCAAGACTATATTAATTACTTATGGAGTGAGTTTTCAAAAGGAGAAGCACGTACTCCTATCAGCAATAAGCCATTCAATCAGAATCTAAAAGATATGCATCCGCAGAAACTTATGAATTATATTATGCAATCGTTGGAAACTGCAAGAAATGTCCTTATATTAAAAGAAGTGTTAAAGTATCTAAGAGATAAAAAAACTAAAATAGCCTTGTATACCTACGATGCAATACTGTTTGACTATTCTAAGGAAGACGGAGAACAGATACTCGTAGAATTAGCATCTATACTAAGCGAAAATAAAAAATATCCAGTTAAAATAAAAACATCAGAAAACCTGGTTTTATAGAACCTATTAATATTTATAATTATACAATGGAAAATGTTATGTCACAAAGTCGATTCGACTACGATATCGATCAAATATATTTAACCGAGGATATGAGTAACAAGCTGTTTTGCACCTTCTCTACTGGAGAAGAACTAGAGGCGACATTAGAAAATATAGTTCAAAAATATAGAATTATCTATAATAAAATATTCGTTTTGTATTCTAAAAGTCAAGACGAATATATCTGTACTTACAATGTAGATTTTGGTAACGTTTCAAACTTCATCGATAATACTATTTTAGTACATCGTAAGAAAGAAGCAAATACCCTATATACGATCAATGCTCTCAACACATTAATAAAAGAACTTAATAATGGAGTATTAGACACTTCTTTCAAAATTAACTGGACAGACTACAAAAACTGTATTTTATTGACGAAAGGTCCGGAATTAAAAAGAGTAAATACCAAATTATTTAAGATTGTAGAGTTGGAGAATTGAGATATATTTCGTATATTAAATTAGTTATAAACAATTAAAGTTATATTATGAATCTAGATGCAATCAAAGCAAAGCTGTCTGCGTTAAACAACGGCGGACAAGAAAGAGAGAAGGTAGACTATTCAGCTACTTTCTGGAAACCTGAAAACGGTAAAAGCACCATTCGTATTGTACCTTCTATGTATGATCCTAATCTTCCATTTAAGGAAGTGAAGTTTCACTATGGAATTGGTAAATACCCTATGGCAGCATTATCTAATTTTGGAAAACAAGATCCTATTGAAGAATTTATTAAGGAATTAAAGAAGACTTCAGATAAGGATAACTGGACCTTAGCCGGTAAACTTAACCCCAAAACACGTATTTTCGCACCAGTAATCGTAAAAGGTGAAGAAGATAAAGGTGTTCGTTTATGGGGATTTGGTGTAACAATCTACAAGGCGTTATTAGCATTAGCTCAAGACGAAGAGGTAGGAGATTACACAGACGTAATGAATGGATGGGACCTAGTAGTAGAAGTTGCTCCAGGTAACCCTTACCCAACCACATCGGTTCGTATTAGACCTAAACAAACTCCGCTATCAGAAAATGCTGCGCAAGTTGATTTATGGTTAAAGAACCAGCCACATCCTGTTGATATTCATACTCAGTATGATTATGAGTACATTAAAAAGCAGTTACAAAATTACTTAACTCCTGGTTCAGCAGAAGAAGAAACTACTTCAGCACCTGCAACTGGAGGATCAAACTCCTTAACTGAAACTCTAGGTAGTCATTCGACTGACTTTTCTTTAGAGACTTCAGCACCAGGAGTTAAAGACACTGTAAGTAAATTTGATGACCTTTTTAACGAATAAAATAAATGGCAAAAAGCGCAACAGCAGAAAAAGCATCTGCTATAGTAAAAAGTGGATTTAATTTAGGTAATTTTAAAAAGAAGAAAGGATTTGCAAATGCTTCGGTAAAATTCAAAGAACAAGGGTGGATACCTTTGTCGAAAGCTTACCAAGATATTACTTCTATGCCAGGTATACCAACAGGTCATATTACCTTATTAAGAGGTCATAGTGATACAGGAAAGACTACAGCGCTATTAGAAGCAGCAGTATCAGCTCAGAAGTTAGGAATTTTACCTGTATTGATTATTACGGAGATGAAATGGTCTTGGCAACATGCCAAAGAGATGGGATTACAGTTTGAGGAAGTTATTAATGAAGCAACCGGAGAAATAACAGATTACGAAGGCTTCTTTCTCTACTCAGATAGAGGTACGTTAAATACTATTGAAGATGTAGCTTCTTACATAGCAGATCTCTTAGATGAACAAGCTAAAGGTAACTTACCACATGACTTATGTTTCTTTTGGGATTCTGTAGGCTCTGTACCTTGTGATCTATCAGTACGTTCTAATAAGAATAATAATGAATGGAATGCAGGAGCAATGTCTACTCAATTCGGAAATAATTTGAATCAAAAGATTCTATTATCTCGTAAAGAAGGGAGCCCGTATACTAATACGCTAGTAGCTATTAACAAGGTATGGACTCAAAAACCCGACTCACCAATGTCTCAACCTAAGTTGCAAAACAAAGGCGGTATGTCGATGTGGTACGATGCAACATTAGTAGTTACTTTCGGTAATATCACCAACCCAGGTACATCCAAAATTAAAGCTATAAAAAGTGGCCTTCAAGTAGAGTTTGCTAAAAGAACAAATATACAGATCGAAAAAAATCATATTGAAGGAGTTCAAACAAGAGGAAGAATTGTAATGACCCCTCACGGTTTTATTGCTGACGATAAGAAAGCAATTGATAAGTATAAAGACCAACACAAAGACCATTGGTTAAAACTTTTAGGATCTATTGACTTTAGTTTAGTTGAAGAAGGTGATATGGAAGAAGATTACATTTCACCCAACTTACTAGACGATTAATGGCAGACTATAGTAAAATTTTAAAGAATCTTAAAGAGTCCCCTCCTAGAGAATTAAATGATCATTTATTGATTATAGATTCTATGAATACATTTATTCGTAGCTTCTCAACTCTAAGAGCAATGAATCCTCAAGGCCATCATATCGGTGGTCTTGTAGGCTTCTTAAGATCGCTAGGATTCCTAGTAAGAACAATAGACCCAACAAGAGTTATTTGTGTATTTGACGGAAAAGGTTCTTCTACTAATAGAAAAAATATAGATCCTAATTACAAAGCACAAAGACAACATACAAGAATTACTAACTGGGGTATGTATGAGAATAAAAAAGAAGAATACGAATCACTATCAGCACAGTTAGAGAGATTAAAAGACTATCTTGAATGTTTACCTTTGCATAGTTTAACTATGGAGAAGCTAGAGGCAGATGATATTATAGCAGACTTAGCATTAGGAGCATCAGCATCTGGTAAACAAGTTACTATTGTTTCTTCCGATAAAGATTTCTTGCAATTAATAGACGGATGTATTTCAGTATACTCTCCTATAAAGAAAACACTTTTTACAAAAGAGAATATCATTAAAGAACTTGAAGTACTGCCGCAGAACTATAATATAGTTAAAGCATTATTAGGTGATAATTCAGACAACCTAGACGGAGTAAAAGGATTAGGGTTAAAGACCTTAATCAAAGAATTCCCGGAACTTACTACAAACCCAAACTACGAGTTAGAAGATATATACACGGTATGTGAGCAGAAGTTAGACGGTAAATCTATTTTTGCTAAAATAATTCACAAATGGGATAGGGTAAAAACTAATTACCAGCTGATGAATTTACATGAAGGACAGTTGGATGATAAAGAAATTCTTCATACATTAAATGTATTAAAAGAGCCTATACCACGTCTGCAGACAGGAGCCTTTTTGCATCTATTAGATATAGATAAAATTGAGGGCATTACTAAGAACACAGAAGGATGGTTAGAGAATTTTAGAACATTAACGGTTTTTAAACAATAAGTTATATGACATTGCAAAAGTTAACGCAATATGGAAAACCCTTCCAGATTAAAGTAATAGGTGCCTTACTAACAGATAAAGGCTACTTACTAACAGTAAGAGACGTACTAAGAGAAGAATACTTCGATTCAGATACACATAAATGGATAATAGGTCAGATTCTAAAGTATTTTGATAAGTATCACACTAATGTTACGATGGACGTTCTAAAAGTAGAACTTCAAAAGATCGAAAACGAAGTATTACAGGTAGCAGTAAAAGAAGAGTTAAGAAACTCTTATGCCGCTTCTCAAGACGATTTACTTTATGTAGAAGAGGAATTTACTACGTTTTGTAAGAATCAAGAAATGAAAGCAGCTATTCTATCTTCTGCAGATCTATTAAAGCAGAGTGATTTCGAAGGTATACGTAACCTAATAGAAAAGGCTATGAAAGCCGCGATGGATAAGAATATCGGTCACGAATACGATAAAGATGTTGAATCAAGATATAGAACAGACTACAGACCTACTATACCTACTCCGTGGCCTTTATTAAACGAAACTATTCAAGGAGGATGGGGACCAGGAGATTTAATTATTATATTCGGTAATCCCGGTGGTGGTAAATCATGGACGATGGTAGCAGCCGCAGCACATGCTGTAAAGTTAGGATTCAAAGTTAACTATTATACTCTTGAATTAGGAGAAGAATATGTGGGTAAGCGATTTGATTGCTACTTTACAGGATACTCTATTGACGAGGTTAATAGACACAGAAAAGATGTAGAAAGCCAAATTAATAACTTGAAAGGTAGGCTTATCGTAAAAGAATATGCTCCTAAAGCAGCGACAGTAAATAACATTAAGAGCCACGTACAGAAGTGTATGGATGTAGGACATAAACCAGATTTAATTATTATTGACTACGTTGATTACTTAAAAGCACCATCTAGAGGCAAATACTCAGAACGTAAAGATGAAATCGATGATGTTTTTATTGCTACAAAAAGTTTAGCTAAAGAGTTAAAAATACCTATATTAACACCTTCGCAGGTTAATCGTATGGGGGCTAAAGATAACGTAATAGAAGGAGATAAAGCAGCTGGTTCTTATGACAAGATGATGGTAGCCGATATATGTTTATCGTTATCAAGACAAAAAGAGGATAAGGTATTAGGTACAGGGCGTCTACACGTTATGAAAAATAGGTATGGTCAAGACGGTATGACATATAATGTGAAAATGGATACAAATAACGGACACATTTCGATTGAAGGGAGAGCTAGTATAGACGATGAAAATACTAATCCGCAAGGAACTCATTTTGAAATTGCTAAGAAATTTTTCGAGCAAAATCAATAACAAATAGTTGTAGAAGCTATTTATTTCTACATCCCCGAAAGCAAAATAATGCTTAAAACCTCGGGGATTTTATTATTTAAAACACTAAAAATATACTATGGGACTAAGAGATGAAAGAGTTGTCTACAAGCCGTTTGAATACCCAAAGGCGTATGATTATTGGTTGAAGCAGCAACAAGCTCATTGGCTACATACAGAAGTACCAATGGCGCAAGATGTTACAGATTGGAAATCTAATCTTAAAGATCACGAGAAGAATGTAGTCGGTGGTATATTAAAAGGCTTTGCTCAGACTGAGACAGTAGTTAACGATTATTGGACTGGACTAGTAACTAGTTGGTTTAGAAAGCCTGAGATTATTATGATGGGTGTTACTTTCGGATCATTTGAAACTATACATGCAGAAGCTTACTCACTACTTAACGAACAGTTAGGTTTAGATAACTTTGCAGAATTTTTAGAAGACGAAGCTACTAAGGCAAAGATTGAATCTTTAATGAATGTTAGAGATAGCCACGACGGAACTCCGGATTGGCACGAACGAGCTAAGTCTTTAGCTATCTTCTCAGCATTTACAGAAGGAGTTAACCTATTTTCTTCTTTTGCGGTACTATTATCATTTAAGATGAGAAATAAGTTGAAAGGTATTGGACAGATTGTTGAATGGTCCGTACGAGACGAATCTCTTCACTCAGAAGCAGGTTGCTGGTTATTCCGTCAATTACTTTCAGAGTATCCAGAGATTAATACAACAAAGTTACAAGGTGAAATCGAAGCTGCAGCTAACTTAGCTTTAAAATTAGAGTTCGATTTCATTGATAAAGTTTTTGAATTAGGAGATTTAGAGAATTTATCTAGTGAGGATCTCAAAAACTTTATTAAACATAGAGTTAATACTAAAATGGGAGATCTAGGTTTGAAACATTTGATCCCTTCTGACCAAATTGACGCAGGAGCTTTAAAGACAATGAAATGGTTTGATGCTGTTATTGCAGGCAAACAGCATACAGACTTTTTTGCAAGTAGAGTAACAAACTACTCTAAAGGTCATATGGATTGGTCAAAAGCATTTTAAAAATATCTAATTAAATTATATAATGGCACTACAAGTAGATACTTCCGCCTGGGAAGCAGGAAAAGATTACCCTGAATGGATGAACGAAATTTCTTTATCAACAATATCGAAAGGGTATCTTCTACCGGGAGAGACTCCTCGAAAAGCATATAAGAGAGTATCAGATACAGTTGCAGCAAGATTAGATCGACCTGATTTAGCTGCTAAGTTTTTTAAGTATATGTGGAAAGGTTGGTTGAATTTAGCTTCTCCAGTTTTATCTAACACAGGTACAGACAAAGGACTACCGATTTCCTGCTTTGGTATCGATACTCCGGATTCTATCAGAGGTATTGGATTAACAAATGCTGAATTAATGAGATTGACATCTCTAGGAGGTGGTGTAGGTATTGGTCTTTCTAAAATTAGAGGAAGAGGTTCTAAAATTGGTAACGGAGATCTAGGACAGTCAGAAGGAGTTATACCTTGGGCTAAGATTTATGATTCTACTATTATTGCAACAAATCAAGGAGCAGTTCGAAGAGGAGCAGCTTCCGTAAATCTAGATATTAACCATCCAGATATTAAGGAATTTTTACAGATTAGACGACCTAAAGGAGACCCGAATAGACAGTGTCTCAACCTACATCAATGCGTTATAGTGGATGATAACTTTATGCAAAAGATCGAGCGTAGAGACCCTGAGGCAATGGAAGTCTGGGTAGAAATACTAAAGGCTAGAGTTGAGACAGGAGAACCTTATATCATGTTTAAAGATAATGTAAATAATGCTAACCCTCCAGCATATATTAAAAATAATTTAGAAGTAACTATGACTAATATATGTTCAGAGATTACTTTACATACCGACGAAGAACATAGTTTTATTTGCTGCTTGAGCTCAGTTAACTTGGCTAAATGGGATGAATGGAAATCTACTGACTTAATTGAAACTGCAATCTACTTCTTAGATGGAGTAATGGAAGAGTTTTTAGTAAAGACTAATGGAAAAGAATCTTTAATTAGAGCTCATCGTTCTGCTAAGAAAGGCAGAGCTATTGGACTAGGAGTTTTAGGATGGCATACATTGCTACAGCAGAAGAAGATACCTTTTATTAGTATTGCTGCAAATAGCTTTACACATCAGATATTTTCACTAATTAAATCACAAGCAGAAGCTGCTTCTAGAAAGCTAGCTGATGAATATGGAGAACCAGTATGGTGTAAAGGTACAGGTATGAGAAACACTCACTTACTCGCAATTGCACCAACAGTTTCAAATTCAACTATATCAGGAGGTGTATCAGCAGGGATTGAGCCATTACCGGCAAATATTTACACATTTAATTCAGGGAAGGGAACTTTTATTCGTAAAAATCCTGAACTAGAAAACTATTTATTAGAAAGAGGTCATAATACCGAAGAAGTATGGGACCAGATTATGAAAGATAGAGGTTCTATTGCAAATTTACCTGAAGATGTTATGCCTGCAGAGGATAAACCAATCTTCTTAACATTTGCTGAAATAAACCAGCTACAGTTAGTAGAACAAGCTGCAATACGTCAACAGTATATCGATCAGACTCAGTCTTTAAACTTAGCATTCGATCCAACGGATAGTCCAAGATTTATAAACTTAGTTCACCAGACGGCTTGGAAGTTAGGAATAAAAACCTTATATTATTTAAGAACAGATTCTGTAATTAACGGAGATATTGGGAGTAGAACTACAGAAGACTGTGTAGCTTGTGATGGATAATAAAATACCCTTATATGGAAAGAATATACATACCAAACAGTCATGGATTAGAAATATTTACAATCCCTCAGTTTCTTACTAACGAAGAATGTGACTATATCGTAGCTTTGACCGAAAAAGGTAGTGCACGTTCAAGTGTAGCCGGTACTGGAGCAGAAGCTATTACCTATAACGAAGGTCGTACAAGTTCTACAGCGGTTCTACACGACAGTGACCTGATAGTTAGTCAAGTTAATCAGAAGATGTACACAGAGTTAGGGATAGAAGGACCTTACTCAGAGCCTACACAAGGACAAATTTATGAAGTAGGTCAAGAATTTAGACATCACCAAGATGCTTTCGGCAAAGATGCATACCACAACCATTGTTTATCTAGCGGTCAAAGAACTTGGACGTTTATGATATACCTTAATAATGTAGAAGAAGGAGGTGAAACAGACTTTCCTACTTTACAAAAAACATTTACACCTATAAAAGGTACTGCAGTAGTTTGGAAAAACTCTAACGGTACAGGAACTGAAAACTCAGCTGCTCTGCATGCAGGGCTACCTGTTTTAAAAGGTAGAAAAATTATTATAACTAAATGGTTTAGAGAAAATAAATTTAATAGTGCAGAAGATTTTAAATTAGCAAAAGAGTATCTAGACATGGTGAAGCCGACTCCAGTCGATAAAGTATTTTCTAAAAAAGAAGATTTACCTAGATTAACCGAATTAGGTTTCAAAGTAGTAAAGGTACCTGAGAAAACTTTCCAACTCATTACAGAAGCATATAACTTACTTAAACATACTGTGAGAGATGAAAATTGGGAAGGTATTACTAATTTTATACACGATAGTCAAGGAAACGCACCAGTTGAAATATTCAGCATGGATGCATTTACACGTATCAGAGAAATAATTGCTGAAGAGCTGCAACCTATTCATGAAGAATTTATAGGACATAAAGAAAAATTAATTCCTAAGTGGATTTACGGAATCAGATCTTATAAAAGAGGAGCTATCTTAGAACCTCACACTGATACTTTTACTACTCACCATATCTCCTCTATTGTAATAGTAGATAAGCAAGTAGACAGGGATTGGCCTATAGACATACAAGACCACTTAGGGAGATGGCATAAAGTTTATGCGGAAGTAGGAGAAATGATCTTATATGAGTCTGCTACAAATAAGCACGGCCGAATTGAACCTTTCGAAGGTGAATACTTTAGAAATTTCTTTTTACACTATACATTTGCAGATTATAAATTTGTACCTTAATAAATGGACTATATTATTGTTGGAACTAGTCGGTGTGAGTATCAAGCATGGCAGATAAAGTTACTACATTGGTCATTAAAAAAAGTAAATCAAAAAGGTAAACTAGTAGTTCTACTTTCCGGAGATTACGGACATAGAGATGAAACACCAGACTTTAGTTTTTTATCAGACGCAATAGTAATAGATCAGCCAGATTATGCACACTTGTGGCAAACAGCCAACGATGACTGGTGGGGCGGTATACCTAATAAGTATAGATCCGTAGAATGGTTATGTGAAAATAATTACTTCCAAGAAGAAGATAAATTATTATTCTTAGATCCGGATATGCTGTTTACCAAAGCAGTAGATTTTGAGTTAGAAGACGATCATATAATCGGTCAAGATTTTATACACTTTATGCCACTTAAAGGATGGGAAGATCGAGAAATAGATAACCCTGATGAAAAAGGTATAATGTATCCTTTTGCTCTAAAATTTAACACTTTAAAAAAGTTTTATAAAAAATACACAGAATACTGTGAGCAGATCCGCAAAAAAGAAGGGAGATGGGAAGCTGAAATGTGGGGTCTAGATTATGCTATCAAAGATTCTAATATTAAAGTAGACCTTATACAAGACATAGGAACTTGTACAGCATGGAATGACCGTGAAAGAACTACAATAGGAAACATCATACACTACCCTAATGTAATACCGGATAAAGAAGGTAATAGATTATTTTTTAAACAAGATCATACCTTTGATCAAAAAAAGAAATACGATTTATCTAAAATAATCAGCGAAGCAGGAAATAAAATGGTTACCGGAGTTGATCAGTTCAGAACAGATTACGTTTATTACACAAAATGGAATTTTGAAAGTATCTTTAAATTTTACGACGGAAGCAAAGGGTATATAATTTTCAGGCCATGGCCAGGAGGTTTTAACAACATAAGAATGTCATTAGAGCTAGCTGTCTGTATAGCTTACTTAACTAACCGAAAGCTAGTACTGACTCCAGAATATAAGATGTACCTACTAGAAGGACATTCAAGTATGGAGTCCTTTTTTGATACTTCAGACCTAGGAGTTATTTCTATCCCGTTTTATACTTTTTGCAAAGAGAGGCAATTAGAGGTTAACTATGAAAGTGTAAAAGCAATATCAAAGGTATTAGATTATGATGCAGTAAGACATGTAATAAACTTTGAAAAAGTACCTGTACCTACTAAGTTTACTAAATACCGACCGGTATTGAATAGAGAAGACCTTTTTTCCGAAGAAGAATTTTTATTTCTAGAATCAAACTTACTAGGAGTTACACACCAGACTTTATACACCAGCTTAGATGTAGAGATTAAAAAACTTATTGCTAAGCATGTACATTACCGAACAGATATTTTCGATCTAGCATGGCAATTTATTAATAAGTTAGGAGATAAAGACTACTATTCTATTCATATTAGACGAAATGATTTTCAATATAAAGAATTATTTATTCCCTGCGAACAGATATTAGAAAATATAAAAGATATAATTCCGCAAGGTAGTAAGCTCTATATAGCAACAGATCATAGAGATAAAGAATTCTTTAAACCTTTATCAGACTACTATGAAACATTTTTTTATGAAGATATAAGAAAAGAAGTAAGTATTTTTAACGAATTTGATGTTAACTGGATTCCAATCATAGAGCAATTCATATGTACTAGAGGTATTAAATTTATAGGCAATAGTCACTCAACATTATCTTCTTATATTTTTAGAATGAGAGGGTATATGTCAGATATTGAAGATAAAAATTATTACATTAATACTGAAAAGTTCGATGGAAGTAAACAAATACCTTTTTTAGCTGATACTCAGTTTAAAGGCAACTGGTTTAGAGAATATAATGATAGCTGGAGCTTTGGTAACG